GTCACGCCTTGCATGGGACGGATTTACACAAAAACCCCGCAAACAAAATTCCCACAATCATGGATACGAAGATCTTATATCCATTGATTCCCTAACAAACGGACGCACTCTTGATTTGAGCCAGAAGATTGAGTTCTGCGCCATGATTGCTGGGAACCCTGAAGGACTACGAGTTAACTTGTACAACTCCTTGTTCAAGTACAAACCAATAGATGGCTATGGCCTGATGTTTGGTAACTCATTGCGCCAATCTAAGTTTGATATATTGCCTGAGTATAAGTTCTGCTTATGCCCAGAGAACTCGGTCTATGACGGCTATGTAACTGAGAAGCTGATTGATGCTTATGCTGGCGGCACTGTGCCAATCTATAGTGGTGATACATCAGTAGCTGAGGACTTTAACTACAACGCTTTTTTAAATTATCAAGAGATTAGAGATATGGAAAAGTTTGTAGAACACGTTTCTTTTTTTGATCGCAACACAGAAGCATACCGATCTGTATATGAGCGCCCACTACTGGACGAAGCACCAAGTCTTGATAACGCAATTGCTTTTGTAAGGAGTATTGTATGAACTCCTACAAAAAAGATTTTGAAAACGCCCTTGAAATGATTGAATGGCAAAACACCATGCTACGCCAGCAACAAGTTGAAATAGAGGCGTTGAAAGAACGTGTAATTGGTGACGAATATGTATTTATTTGCAAACGATGTGGTGACGAATTGGGAATAAAACTTGAGGAAAAAGAAGAACCAACAGTCGATGAAGTTATGGCAGAACATTGCACCTGCTACAAATTAGGTTATAGCCAGTTAAATAATTATAGAAAGGTAGAAAATGAAAATAATAACGAAGCTGCGTAAAGAAAGAAAAGATGGTTCAGCTATTTGCGAGCTTGATTTGGATAGGGAGGCCAAGGATTGGCTAATAGGCGAGGGGTTTGTATCCGTTTTAAGTAAAGCATTGGGTATGTCCGAATCGTTTACAAAAAAGCAACCCAAACGAATAAGAGAGTTAGTAAAAGATTTAGATATAGATGGGCGCTGCTAATGAAATCTAAGTACGGCATACAGCACCCGCATTCTCCAGTAATGGAGCTAACCACTATGGTTGGGTGTCCGCTGATGTGTTCTTTCTGCCCGCAAGAGAACTTGCGCAATAACTATGGGGATAAAACTAAGTATCTACAACCAGTAGATTTAACCCATGTTTTGGCCCAGCTACCAAAGAATACCCGCATAGATTTTTCAGGTATGTCCGAACCTTGGGCTAACCCGAAGTGTACCGATATGTTGGAAGAAGTTTTATACATGGGATTTAACATAGCAATCTACACGACCCTGTACGGCATGACAAACGAAGATGCCCGCAGAGTTAAGAAAGTGTTAGAAGAACACCCCAAGCAGATTGAAGTAATTATGTTTCATTTGCCAGATTCCAACGGCAACATGAAAGGCTGGAAGTACTCAGAGGAATGGGTAGAGTCGTTAAGAATCATGACCCAGCTTGATCTACCTTGTGGCTTTGGTGCCATGACTATGGATGGATCTGGTAAAGTTCACGCTGATCTACAAGATCTGGTTGGCGATCTTCCGGGCTGGAAAGGCCATACGCGGGCTGATAGTTTGAACGTAGAGCAAGTAGGTGATCAGGCGTTAAGCGTTACTCCACGCCACCAGTTCGCTTTAACCTGTGCCTCTACGCCATTTTATGATCGGAATGTTTTATTACCGAATGGGGATGTAGTTCTTTGTTGTATGGACTACAACCTGAAGCACGTTATAGGGAACCTATTAACTCAAACTTATGACGAAATATTTAAGGGTAAACCCTTACTCGATCTGATTGCTATGAACGAGAAACCTGAGTTTAACAAGTGCAGTATTTGTAAATCGTGCGATAACGTGAGGAAAATATGAAAGAAGAATTTTTAGCGTGGGCAAAGAAAAAGCGATTGCTAGAGGAAAGCAATACCGAATCAACAGATCACATGGTTGGGTGGTTATGGATTACTTGGCAAACAGCTTGGAGGATAGGCGCTGCTACGCATAAACCAGCAATGGATAAGTTGCGCATGGAGCGAGATGCCTACGAACAAGAGATACAAAAAACACTTACGCAGAAGTATTATTTTGAGGCTTTAGCAGAAAAAGAAGAACAGTTATGATTGATCAGCTAAAGGATTTAGTTAAGGCATTACGCCCAGTAAAAACCAAATTCGAGCTTATACGGATAGGCGGGGATAACGATGGCGGTTATCTTATTCCTAATGATTTAGAGTGTATATCCTGTTGTTTTTCGCCCGGAGTTGCTGATACGGCTAGCTTTGAAGTAGCTTTGTGTAAACGCGGCATTGGTTCACATCTTGCAGATGGTTCAGTAGATAGCGCACCCAAAGGATTTACCCCGCTATCGTTTACCAAGAAGTATTTAGATGGGTACAACGATGAAAATAATATAACCTTAACCGCATGGATGCATGGGCAACTGGCTATCCTAGGCGATTACATCTTGCAAATGGATATAGAGGGTGGCGAGTACACGACCATTTTAACTACTGATCGCAACACGTTAAACAGGTTTAGGATTATCTGCATAGAGATACATGACACCGATGCGTGGTTTAACCCTATCGCTTGGAACACCGTATCTACATTCTTTGCTAAGTTAACTGAAGATTTTCATGTGGTACACAACCATCCCAATAATAATTGTGGCACGGTAGATGCTGGTGGTTTTGTTTTGCCACGAGTATTTGAGTTAACCCTGCTGCGCAAGGATAGAAGTGATGCCCTTGGGTTTGTAGAGGATTTGCCACACCCATTAGATGCGCCCAATGTAACCGATAAACCCGTATTAGAACTTCCAAAGGAATGGTATGGAGATTAGAGATGAGTTTGCTAAAGCAATTATGGCTGGCATTATTGCTGCTGATTGGAAGTTTGATCTAACCGAAAAGAAGTGGGATGAGATTGCTGCCCGCCGAGCTTATGAATTAGCCGATGCCATGATTAAAGAACGTGAGATAACCAATGCTTAAAAATATTGGAATTGGCGTACTTTTTATTGCTTTGATTTTATCTTTTGGTATGCGTAGTTTAAACAAAGAGGAATGTATTAAGCCTGAACCATACCAACAAAACCAAATGGTAGATGGCTGTGTAATGCAGAAATCGGGTGGTACATGGATCAAAACTTGCGGATAAATTAATGACCACATTTACTACACAAGATAGGATAGAGGCAGAGCGCAAGCCTCGCATTATGGTGATTACTCCTACCACTGGGAAAGCTACGCTAGAGAAGGCCATTGAAAGCGTTAAGGCGCAAACAATACAAACAGAACATTTGATTGTATCTGATGGGGTATATATGGATCCTCCAAATGGCTGTACTTTTTTAGCATTACCTGAAAATGTGGGGGCTAACGGCTGGTATGGACACCGAGTATATGCGGGTATGCCACTAATGGTAAACGCTGATTACATTTTGTTCTTAGATGAAGATAATTGGTTTGAGCCTAACCACGTAGAAACAATGATCAATAAGATTAAAAGTAAAGATTTAATGTGGGCTTATAGTTTGAGGAGAATAAACAATGAATCAGGACAATATGTTTGTGACGATGATTGCGAATCACTTGGTCGCTATCCGACGTTTTACGATCACGCTCTCAATTTTGTTGATACTAATTGTTATTGCTTTCGGCGCGAATTCTTGGTTACTGTGGCGCACAGTTTTTATGGTCAGTGGGGTGCAGATCGCCCCTTCTATAAAGCTGCCAGCGCAGCTCTGCCTGCCTTCGGATGCACAGGAGAGGCTACGGTTAATTACCGAGCGCCCGAAAGATTACTTAGCATGTTTGCAGAGGGCAACGCAATAATGAAAAAATCATATGGCAACTTACTTCCTTGGAGAAATAAGTGAAGTTAGAATTCTATAGTTTGGCAGAAGGCATAGATTTAGCTTACCCACCTATTCCAATCTCAGAAGTAAAAATGAGTTGGATTAAAAAGTCTCAAGATTTTTTTGGTGAACAAATAAAAAGGGGTTCTCACGACTTAAACGTAGCACATCTTTGTTCTGGTATTAGAAATTTAATATCTGTTGGTTACGCAATCACTGCGGCACATGATATAGAAATTAAAACCAATGGAGATGGTTGTACATTCGATTGGTTTACTCCTAAAACAAACATGGAATTGCTTGGCATAGGCGATGAGGGAGTTGGATACTTTTCTAAGGAAGTTTATGGTAATCATGCTGTATTGCCACCCCAAACATTAAAAACAATTATTAAAATACCATCTCCTTGGCGTGTTCGTATGCCCAAAGGCTGGGGGCTATTAATGCTTCCAATGCATTATGCCGATGAGAATAGATTTTCATCTTTAATGGGAGTACTGGATACAGAAATTACAACCTCATTGAATGCTGTTTTATATTGGCACGTTTTATCTGGAAGTACATTAATTAAAGCTGGCACACCATTGTTTTATGTTATTCCTGTTAAGTTAGATGAAAAACTAGATGTAGTTATTCGAGTTGCTACGGAAAAAGAACGGCAATGGGAAAAAATAAGAAAAACCGTTAAGAATGCCACATGGAAAAACGGCGCTCAAAAAGTGAAAAGTATTTACAATAAATTTTGGAGATTAAAATGATTTGGGAAATAGCCTGCAAGATTGATGAGTTAAACAATAAGATATCCAACGCAGCCGATGTTCTTGAGCTTATTGCTGATGATATGGTTAGCCAACCGCATAGCGGGGCATTATGGTTAGTGCGGGATGTACTAAACGAAACGAACAAAACCATTGAGCTATTGGTAAGTGATTTAATGCATGAAGATAAACCTAAAGGAAAAAAGAAATGAGTTTCAAAAAGAACAAAATAGCACAGATGATCCAAGTACAAAAGCCAGCACAGCAAACTAAGTTGTTTGTAGCTACACCAATGTATGGCGGTATGTGTACGGGTATGTATTCTTCAGCAATTATGCAGATGGTAGGCGTATGCGGACAAAACGGCATTCAAATGTATTACTCCTTTATGATGAATGAGTCCTTGATTACCCGTGCCAGAAACTCGATGGCTTATGATTTTATGGAAACGGATGCTACCCACCTAATGTTTATTGATGCTGATATAGCATTTAATCCCGCTGATATTCCCCGCATGGTTTCAGCGGATAAAGATATTATTTGTGGACTCTACCCCAAGAAAGAAATTAACTGGGTTCAGGTATCTGAGGCCGTTAAGGCTGGTGTACCACCAGATCAATTACATCTTCATACTGGAGCGTTTGTGCTTAATTTAGCGCATGGAGAAACCCAAACAACAGGTCACGTTAATGAGCCTATTGAGATTGCCAATGGCGGTACAGGTTTCATGTTGATTAAGCGCAAAGTTTTTGAGGCGCTGAACGATAAAGTGCCGAGCTACACAAACGATATGTACCACGCAGTTGATGTAGTGCGTAAAGTTAAGATTATTAAGGAATTCTTTGCTACCAGCATTGATGAAGAATCTAATCGCCTTTTATCTGAGGACTACCACTTCTGTAAGATTTCAAGGATGGCTGGATTTAAGGTTTTCTGTGCGCCTTGGGCTAATTTTAGCCATACAGGTTCTTACAACTTTAGTGGTACTTTACCGAGATCAGAATGAGCGGCTGGTTAATAATTGTAACCGGCCTTATATACGCCTACATAGCGGTGGAGCAGGGGCTTAAAGGGAACATACCCATGCTGATCTGTTACATCTGCTATGCGGGCGCTAACGTAGGTTTATGGATGATGGCAACTAAGTAAGGAAACTATGAGGAAGATATTAATAGCTGTATGTTTATACAGTGGTGCTGTATCGGCACAAGTAACAAGTTGGGAAAACAGTCCTATGAACTTTAAAAATTCAGATATGAATTGGAATAATAGTTCTAGTAATTTTAAAAATTCTCCATATAATTGGGACACCAGCGAATACAACTACAACACAAAAGCTGGGGTTTACGATAATAGCGGAAACCGTCTTGGTTATGAAACAATAAACAGAGATGGTGTAAGAAATTTTTACGATGATAGCGGCAACCGTATAGCATACGGAAGATAGAGGAAAAGATGATTGATTACGCAGAAAACTTACTTGCGCTTGCAAAAGGTACAAAGGAACTTGACCACCTATTGCTTAGTAATGAGGATCAAAAAGCGGTAGATAAGGTTGATGATTTGATTGTTACATTGATTGATTTAAAGCTTTGGCTAAAGAAAAAAAAATGAAAATAACAAATAAGTATGGCCTCCCTCAAACGTTTGTTAATGTATTGAGCCGAGATGCATATACCAAAGGAAAGGCACACCTATCTGCTACTGAGATTATTAACAGCCCGCAGATTGTGCAGCTCAAAGTATTACACGCTGATGAAATTGAGGTTGATGTAACCGATATGATCTGGTCTATCTTCGGTACTGCGGTTCATGCAGTGTTAGAGCAGGGAAAAGATGATAACCATATCGTAGAGGAAAGGTTACACGCTGAGATTGATGGCTGGAATATCTCTGGTGCAATTGATTTACAGATTGTGAATCCAAATGGCATAGAGGTTAACGATTATAAAACCGTAGGCGTATGGGGAGTAATGAATGAGAAAAAGGAATGGGAAGAGCAACTTAACATTTATGCTTGGTTGGTCGAAAAGGTTAAGAAAACGCCAGTCAATAAGCTCAAGATTATTGCAATTGTTAGGGATTGGAATCGTAGGGATGCTATATCTCGTGCTGGCTATCCTGAAACCCCTGTCGCGATCGTTGATATTTCTGTCTGGCCTATGCAAAGACGTGAAGAATTTATTCGTAATCGCATTCACGCCCATTCAGAAGCCTTATTCGCAACGGAAACCGGCGGGGCATTGCCGCCCTGTAGTCCGGAAGATATGTGGGAAAAATCCACCGTCTTCGCCGTTAAAAAAGATGGAGCAGTAAGAGCAAAGATTTTATGTAGCACTTTAGAGGAAGCAGAAGAAGAGCTACAAAGGCTGGGGAAAGGTTTCTTTATAGAAACCCGACCCGGAGAGAGAACACGATGTGCTAACTTTTGTCAAGTTAGCGGGTGGTGTAAGCAGTATCAAACTTACTTAAAGGAGAAGCAAAATGATTAAACGTATCGAAATTAAACACACCCCAATTCCAACTGGGCAATTAGCTAAAGAACTTGGCATTAATTTAAAGAAGGATTTTATTATTAGGAATCTGCGAATAAAGCCATTTCTTGATACCAAAATAACCGCTTATTGGGATGATGTTCCCTTGATTAGAGCAAGGCTTGGCGCTTACTTTACTAGAACTTCAAAGTTATAAGGAGATAGGTTATGTTTAAGAAAATATATTATTACCTTAAGAAAGAACTTTGGGGCGGCGATAAAGATTGGCAGCCAGCAAAGGACACTATTTACTACGGTTTGATGAGTGACGAGGAGATAGCAGATATGCGCAAGCGTAATGAGGCTGCTATGGCTAAAGCTAAGAAAAGCCTAGGCAAAAAGTGGTTGTTGCACCCAGCTAACAAGGTAGTAAAAAATGACGGCTAATAACTTTCAAGTTGGTGGAGATCATTATTCAAAGAATGCAATCCAGCCTTGGGATTATATAGTTGCTAATGAACTCGGCTACCTTGAGGGGAACATTGTTAAGTACATAACAAGGTGGCGAGATAAGGGTGGGTTACAGGATATTGATAAAGTAATCCACTATGCACAGAAGTTAAAAGAAGTAGAAACATTGAGGAACTTAAAAGAGGAATATGATGGAATACAAGGAACTGCGTAGTATTGATGTATCCAAGTACACAGAGAAGAAGAACGGCCTTACTTATCTTTCTTGGGCATGGGCCGTAGATCAATTGTTGTTAGCTGATCCTAAAGCGCACTGGTTTTATCCAGAGTTTCAGCGGTGGGGCAATGGAACCGTAATGGTGTTCTGTACTGTTGTAGCGAATGATATTGCTAGAACCGCGCAGTTGCCCGTTATGGATTACCGTAATAAGCCTATTGCTGAACCCGATTCATTTGCTGTTAATACGGCGATGCAGCGGGCTTTAGCTAAAGCGATTGCGCTCCACGGCATTGGCTTATATATTTACAACGGTGAAGATATTCCGCCTGAATTGGGGAATGATGTAACTATGGTGGAAACAAAGCCGGTTATTAAATCTATTACCATAGAAGCTAAACCAAATGAAGCAACAATTACTATTGCAAAACCAGAAGATAAATCTCTATTTGCCAGCGAGAAGGTATCGGCAAAGCTACCCGGAGAATGGACTCTTAAACCAATTGGAGATGACTTTATCGGGTCGTTAAATGTTGGGCTGGATGCATTGCTGCAATTAGCCGCATCACCTGAAGATGTAGCTAATATATTCAAGGTTAATCGTTCTGCTTTTGATAAAGCCAAGGCTCAGAATCTAGATGCATACAACGAAATGATGGCTAAATTTACCGTAACCAAAAAATCTTTAACTAAGGAATAAAAATGGAATACCCAAACAAAGGATCGCTTTTCCCATCAACAGTTCGCAAATCTGAGAAATCACCTGATTTCTTTGGCAGCATTAAGGTAGATCGTTCTTATCTACGCGATCTTATGGATAAGCACACTGAAGATCTTATTGAAATTAAGCTATCTGGCTGGAAGCGTGAATCTAAAACCGGCAATCGGTTCTTATCATTAGCTGTAGATACTTATGTAAAGCCTGAAGGCGCCCCAGTTCCAAAATCTCAGGAGAAAGATCCGTGGGAATAAAAAAATACGTTAGCAAAGAAAGTAAAAAGTTCTTTAGCGATATTGATGAAGAGCTTCCCATGCCAGTGGATTGGGAAAGGCTGTGCAAGCAACTTCAGGAAGCATTAGCTAAGGAGATGTGCGAAAACCAAGAATTAGAAGCTGAAAGAGATCGGCTCCTCATGGAAATGATAGAGCTAAAGGGTGTTATTAAGTACCTCGAAAAGCAACTAATTATCACGTTTGAAAGGACGTATGGAAACCAGCCAATTTGAGGCCAAGAAGGTAGCTTTAAAGCAAACTAAGGACGGTCATGTACTTACCCTAGCAATACACCCTGATGATTCTCCAGAAGAGATTCTGAGGGATTTTGTAGGTGCTAGGTATATGGTTGTTATGGTTCGTTTAGCGGATACAGAAGTGCCATTCAATCGGGAAGAGTTTGCGGGCGCCCAGATGGTGAAGCTAGCTGGTATGTTATGTAGGGATTCTAAGTTCTGGGATTACCTATATGAAGATGGGCAGCTATTTGAAACCAGCGAGGCCGCCTGTATTGATTGGTTACAGTCCTATTTAAGCGTACCATCTAGGGCTGAGATTAAAACTAACCTAGAAGCACAAGGTGCATTAAAGATTCTATATGCACAATACAAGGAATGGAAAAATGAGTGATGATAATTTAGTGCCATATAGCCTTTATTTGCCGAGAAAGCAGATAAATCAGCTTAAGGTTATGGCAAAGAACCGTAAAGCTTCTTCTTTTATTAGAGATGCTTTGATCATGGCGTTGGAAAAGAACGATGCTTTTACAAGCGGATATAACAAAGGATTAAGAGATGCGTGTAAAGCAGTTGCCGATATCAAAGAATCCAACATGATTGTTATTAAGGGTAAACCCTTAAGCGAAGTTCTCATTGAACAAATTCATATGCTAGAAGAAAATGGAAAATAAATTAGCGCCACTGAAGTTAATAACGGACTGTATTACAGAGATTGATTGTTTGCTGGCAGATAAAGAGATCTCTCAATATGATGGTTATTTTATTTTAAAGTACATGGCTGCTATGCAAGCTAACAACGTTCATATTGGGGAAGAGCAGTTTTTGGAAGATTGCAAGCTAGCATACAACATTGATGGAAATGTAATGAAGGAAAGTATGCAATGAATAAAGATCAAGAACATATGAGGTTCTTAGCAGCCTGCTTTGCGCTAATGAACTGTGGAAATCCAAAGGCCGCAGTAGTTCTTGCAGATGAATTATTGGAAGAATTAGATAGCCAAAAAACAGGTGGCGGCATTGTTGATATTGTTCCTAAACGCAGGCGTAGGCCAAGGAGTGGCACATGAGCAATGATGAAATAGAAGAGGTTATACTAGCGTTGAAGGCGGCAGGAATGCAAATGCCTGAATACGAAATTTTACAAGACGGCTCATATCACTTTTTTCAAAATGGACAAACGAAACTTAATACTGCAGTACATAGCAAAGAACCCGGGAGTACTCTCGATTGATATTAATGTAGGGTTAAATAGAGCTTCTATTGGCGCCCATACTAAAGCCTTACTGGACGATGGAAAGCTAATGAGAGATAACTCCAGTGGCTGGCACATAGCCAAAGATTGTGTTGTAGATTTTGAAAGAAATACACCCATAGATATAGCCGGTGAACACATCAGAAAAATGATTGATGTACCGAAATAAGAAACTATTAGAAATTGTACGCGAATCTCCTTGCCAAAATTGCGGAATACAAGACAACACCATTGTTGCGGCGCACAGTAACCAGCTTCGCGATGGTAAAGGTAGGGGACTTAAGTGTAGCGATTACAGAATTGCGGCCTTGTGCTATCGCTGCCATTCGGATCTCGATCAAGGAAGATCGTTATCTAAGGACCAAAGGGTTGAGATGTTCGAGAGTGCGCACCGTGCCACCATTGGTTGGCTTTTTGAAAACGAACATATTGTAATAAAATGAGAGGCGCTGTGGACTAATGCAGCGTACTTACTAATAGAAGGAGTTCTGATTGTTTCCAGTTCACCTCTCCAGATTAGTGTACTACAACTCTAAAGGATCAAACCCCAATTCAGTAGCTATAGAATGCGCCCGCCTACGGAACGTTGCGTCATGTTTTGTCCATGCATCAGATACAGTTCCTGATCTGGACATATGAATCATTTCATGCGCCATTGTTCTGATAACGGTATCTAAATGCCCGCAACGTGCATCTGAGATAGTAATAATATGCTCGTGCTTTTCCCCATCATCGTAAAGATATGAACCCATAGTTTCTGGATCCGTTTCCACGACAAACTTAATCTGCTCCGGCAATGGTAACGACCACTTCATAAATGGTTCGCAACAGTACAGGGTGGAATAGATATTTTTAAGGATTTGGGTAGTAAGTTTCATGTTTGGTTAATGCAACCACGGAATTCAAAACGATTCTCCCCGCATACTTGAATTAACTCGGGAAGCATAAGCCTTCCTTCTTCAAACGATAACAGGGCAAAACCGGAGCGCCAATCTTTAGGGCCATCCTCAGTATATCCCATGTACTGCTCTCCATTAGGATCAGATAGGGTGCCTGTTTGAACGCCATAGCGGGTTCCGTTGTAATCAGTTAAGGGCTGCACAGCCAGATTATGGGTATGGCCTGTAATCATGTTTACGCCCGCATTGAGGGCATTTGCCCTACCAGCGCCAAATCCACCTTTCCAGCGGTGCTTAATACAGGTATCTTCATTTACCCAGTACGACCAACAGGGTAGCCAATGGGGGAAGTGATCTTTAAGGGTAAACCCTGATACTCCCTCGTATTGGGGTGCCTGAGCCGCTAGGAACGTTTCAAAGCGAGCGTCGTGGTTACCCATGGTCCATATCAATTCAGCGCCTACAGCGGCCTTTTGAATGCCTTCCATGAATGTTTGGCAAGCTTCAAGCTCTTCCTTTACGGTTGGGCTTTTGGACCAGCCAATTCTGGGATGCCGTGAATTCTGGGATCCGTCAAACATATCTCCATTGGCGACGACTACCTTGGGCTGGAATTCCTTAATGATAATAAGTAAAGCCTGATAAGCCGTGGTGTAATCATCAGGCCAGAAGTGGGCATCACTGAATACCACAACCCGGCCTTTTTCCATTTCTATGCCGCGACGTGCATGACCAACGGTTTGTTCTAGTTTTTTAGGCTCAGTATATCTACTGTCCTTTAGGGTGGGGAGGCTTATCTGATGCCTTGCTTCGATTGATCTGCGCCTGCTGTGAACAGATCGAACGTCCATGCCATGCTTTGCAGCAAACTTAATAGGACTACTAATAATTCTCCATTCGTTAATAAACTCTAAGTCCGTCAAGTAATATCCAGCCATCAATCCTCTCCTCTATCATGTGGTTAAAAAGCGTTTTACCACAAGTAAATTAAATTATCATTACATTTATATGATTTATAAGGGTATTCACTTACTTTTCTAAACTTTTAACTTGATTATTAAACTGATTCATAATGCGGGTTTTGCGTTCTTCCAATTGTTTAATTCTTGCTGGCGCTGCATTTTTTTCCAACAAATCTTTTCTTTCTTTGTTAATTTTAGATATTTCGTTTTCTAATCTATTGGCCTGTTGCCATAATCTTGCTTCAGGATGCTTCTCAAGTACGGATCTATAATCTTCTTTATCTTTAATCTTGCCTTTGATTTCATCTTCAAATTCAGATAACTTAGTAACGTTTTCATAAAACTTACCAGATACGGCAGATTGTGATTGGAGGTTCCCGTAAAATCTACCAGCCAACGGAATCTTATATGGAGGCAACTCTTCTCCAGTAGCCAAACTGGTAATAGCTTGTTCGCCCTTAAGAATTTCACGCCCTACACCGCCCGTTAATTGGCCCATTAGGAAATCTAATTGATCTGGAGTAGGGCTAACCAATCCTTTGGTGTATTTGGTTCCACCAGAAGCTAAATTTAAAAAATAAGATATTTGCTTAGATATCTCACTAGCAGTATCTCTATAACGTGTATATCCGGGAGATGGTTTTGTACCACGATCTTCTTTAGCAATTGGCCTACCAAAAGCATCGCGGTTTTCCATAATGGCTACAACAGGATCAATAAATGTAGGGGCAAAAGTTTGAGCCTGCAATCCAGAACCGCCCAATGGATTAAATGCGTCCATCAAAGATCCCATAAACTGGCCCAATTTTTTAACACCATTTTTTCCACCAGAAATAGTGTATTCCATTGTTATACGACCAATGTTTGGGAATATATGTAAACCTAGTGGAAGTGGAATTGAAACATATGATTTTCCGCCAGTAGGAATAATTAAACTTTTTTGTTTAACAAACTCTTGAGGCTCATCGTCACCAAATCCAGCGGCTGATAAAGCAATAGCCTGCATTACACCCAATAGTATTCCACCAGAGATAATCTTTTTACCGGCTGAAGATAGTTTATAAGAACCATCTGGAGCTTGCTTAGTTAATGTTTGAGCTAACCGCGCACTACCTTGCAGCGCAGCATTAAAGAATGCAAACAATGCGTTATAGGTTTGAGTTTTTGCTCCATGACGGTTAAAGTTAACGGTAATATTCTTTGCAATACTTGCGGCACGTTCTTTGCTAATACCATTATCTAATGCGGTTTTATATACGGCAACCCGCATTGCGTTTTCAATAGCATTATTGTAATCAGATAGCCAGTTAAATGCAGCATCAGCAGCTTTTCTAGCACTGCCACGATTTAACTTCTTCATTTCTCTTTCAATGATATTGGCATTCGTTTCGCTTTTGCCAAACATTTCCGCAAACCCAACCGTACCGCCAATTGCTTTTAACTCTTCATATAACTTAGCGTATTCACCAGTAGCGGGAGTACCAGTTTTGCGTTCCTGCCTTAAATCTTTGTAAATATCCATTAATGCTGGAATAACTTTGGCTGCTACTTGCTTCTGTTTGCCAGCGATTGGAGTATTAGAAAGATTAACCATGCTTCCACTAAAGTCACGAGCAAAGTTAATTACACCAAACACTGGATTGTATTGAGTATTAATAGAGGCAAAGAATCTAGTAGCCTTGGCAATTGATTGTAGTGCAAGGCCAACGGTTTCGGCATCCATATTCTTTAAGGATTCGGACATCCGTTTAGCATCTGGATCTTGTTGGTTAAAAACAATGTACCAATCTTTACCGTTTACTCTAACAGGAAATACGTACGGTCCAAAACGATTAGCCGGATTTATTCTAGTACGTACTTCTTGTTTCATTACTTTAAATGGAAAATCGGTATCTTTTTTATCTTCTTGTATAAAACCACCAATTTGATTTGCGTATTTTTGAGCATCTTCAAATTCAGCAAAACGTTTCTTTAGAAATGTTCCAGTATATTTTTCTTCTGGTTCTGCTATTAAATTGCTTGCTTCATCAGCAGATAAGCCAACAGATTCTAAGCCTTTAACTGCTGCATCTGGATCTGTAATGGCACTTGGATTTATTACCATCCAAAACTTAGGGTTTGGGTTAAGCAATCCCAGCCCTACCAATGCACGACCAACACGGGCTTTTTCAGATGTTTTAACAGCCCGCTCATACTGCAGCGCAATATTAGAAAGGATATCTACTACAGGGCGTTTAGATCCAACCGCTGGTTTGCTGAAATTTCCGCGAGAAGAAAAACCAGAACCAGTTCCAAAATGTGATCCTTCATAATCAGTTTCTTCTCTGAATAAAGGAACATAGTGAGGATTAGATTTAACCCATCCCTCAACCTTTTCTTTAGGCTCCATGCCAGTTTCTACAAGAAGATCTTGAGTAAGCTTAGTCATTACATAAGCTTTATCAGCAAGGCGTTCAAATAACTTTGTTTTTTCTGGTGATAGTGATTTTAAGTAATCTTTAGCATCTTGGGTATCAATACCAGATCCGCCATCTTGCATAGTAGGATCATCAGGGTTGCGGTTAGCAATAATCTTATTGCGCTCTTCTGCGGTTCTGTTGTGCAAGTAATTCTCAAAATCAGGAACGCTGATGTTGTTCTTATGTAACTCTTTTAGTAATGGAGTTAAATGATCTTTAGTATAATTTTCTAGTTTTGTAGCAGAACGGGTAGAGTAAACCTCTTGCTTGAGATAAGCGTCCTGATCTTCATCAATGGCTCGCCCAGCAGCTAAAATAGATTGTTGAATTCTTTTGGTATCAATGTACTTATCTTGTATTGCATAACGAACATTATCTAGCTTGGTTTGGAATGTTGTTTTTGGCAACTTTGTAAATTGTTTCTCGGCAGGAATTTCTTCGCCCATGATTGTTCTTGGCTTGGTTTTTGTGGATGGAGCAAAGCTTTCAACATTTTCTCCACCACCAATCAATTGTTTGCTTTTGAATTTACCATCAGATTTAGCTAAACTATTCAATGCATTAATAATAGGCGCATTGGAATCTAAACCAAACAAACTTTTAGCTTTCTGAGCAAACTCTCTAATCCATTGCTTAAGTTTTCCAACAAAAGATTTATCGCCTTCAAATCTACCAGCTACTATATCTGTAGCATTAACAGCCCAGAACTCAGATGGGTTTATATATTGATAGTTACTGTAATCTACAGCGCCATCTTTGAGCGCATTTTTTGCGTCTTCCAATGATGTAGATTTACCATCTAAATGGTAATTAAGAAGATTATCAAAGTAAGTTTTTAGGGTTGTATCTGTGCCTTTATTAGCTTGTTTGGCGGCTTTAGCTAAACGCCTGAGCCATAGTTTTCGGATTCCCATTTGAACCGCTTCTGGCATCATGCGTTCTGTATGGTGCAAAATCTCGTGAACCGCAGTTTCAGAGTTACCAGATTCTTTGTAAAGAGTCATTAATCTAGGAAAATCTAAATAGGAACCAGATGGAGTTCCTTCTTTTGGAGATTTAATTGAGATCGCTAAATCTTCTACAATATTTGGATTGCGATTAATAAACCATGTTGCTAGATCTACCGCCTGTTGATCAAGCTCACCTTTACGAGCTGCCGCATTCATCTTTTCTAAAATAATGTTTTGACCACGTTTTAATTTTTCTACTGGAACCCGTTCAGCTTTGGTTTGATCTAATACGGAAATAGCTTGGTTGGCAAAAATTTCTGGTGGAATGCGATCATTTTTATACATCTTTTTGAGGCGATTCATCTCAACCCGAAATGATGGGGCGCGTTCTTCTATATCTTTAAATACTGGCGGTGCTGTAGATAAACGTTCAATGTTTTCAGATATGTTAGGGTTTTCCCTAGAGTACGCACCAGTATTACTAATTGCAGATTTAATTTGAGGCCTGTTAAAAGCAATAAAAATATCGCTTGGTTCACCTTTGCCACCAACTTCATCTTGTACGTTTCTAACAATAACGCCGTCATTACCTTCGTCTAATGCTTTGTAAACTGCATCCCTTGTAATTCCAGAACTTCCGCCAAACTTATTATCACTACCAGCATCATATGTTTTACCTTTGGCATCAACAATTAATGGATTTTCTAAGGATAAATAAGAAGGAACAATATTTGCCCCAGTTTCTGAAGTGTCCGCATACGTTCCTGCAACAGATGGTTTGCTCGTAAAATAAAACAAACCATCATTCTTTAATCCAAATGCTTTTTGCTGTTTATAAGAAATTTCATCACCAAATTTTTTAATATCTGCATTGGTTCCGTGATAAACAACTAAAGGTTTTCCCTGCTCATCTTTAACTTGAGAGTTTCCAAACCATTGTTGAAATTGTGGTGTTTGTATTTGTGGACGTTCAATGTTCTCTAATGTTGTTGGCTTT